GCAAACATTTGTGCAGCTTGAGCTTGATTTTCTCTATAGCCAGACATGAGTTCCTCAAGTTTTTCATTCGTATAATGAACGTCTTCGATCTTTGTCGGATCGGGTGGGATTAACAACCATTTATACATATCAACAACATAAATATCGAACGTCGCATCTTCTTTTTGAAGACGTTTGGCGTGTGATGCAGCCTCATCTCTAGAATTAAATGCACCCCGGATCTTAATTCCAAACTTATCGTTTTTTTGGGGTGCTTCCGGCCCTACGACGGAAAGACATGCGTATAATTGACCGGGGACGGTCGTGTAATCTTGTTCAAGTGTTGACATTGTTTTATATGATTAAATAGTATCTTCTGTTTAAGCCTCTTACACTTAGGTTTTACATTTAGTATATTTATTAGTGTGTACTCTATTTAAAAAAGAAAACCCATTATAAATAAATGGAGGAGATACGTAAGTACCATAACGAGTCTAAGCGTCTCCTCATCCAATCGGCTACCCGCGAAGGCGACAGTATTTTGGATGTAGGATGTGGATTCGGTGGTGATCTCCAAAAGTGGCGACACGCCGGTGCAAATATAAGCATGTGTGAACCGAACTCAGACGCACTTAAGGAGGCTAAGTCGCGCGCAAAGAACATGAAAATACGCGTTAATTTTTATGAAGGTGATATATTCGCGTGTCCACAAAGGAAATACGACGTCGTATGTTATAACTTTGCGTTACACTATATATTCGAATCACCCAAGTTATTCGAGACGTCTTTATTAGCAATTAAAAATAGACTTAAACCCGGGGGTCAATTCATAGGGATCATACCAAATTCCGATAAGATTATCATGAACACACCCGTAAAAGATGAGTTAGGGAACTACTTTCTAATGAAACATACGAGTTCGGGGAACTTTGGGGAAAAGTTATACGTCCATTTAGCCGATACACCGTATTATGCCGACGGACCAAAAGTCGAACCTATAGCGCATAAAGATATGTTTTTTACACGCATGGAGGATTTGGGGTTTACTTTAACATTGTGGGAAGATCTTAAAGGGAACCCGGTTTCGGATTTATATAGTAAATTTTGTTTCGTGTTTAAAAAGTAATCAGACTTTTTCATGGGTCCATAAATTTACCGTGTACCTCATAGTACCATTTAATAATTCGTTGGTATAATGTGGGTGTGTCCAATAAGGTGGAAATGCAATCGCTTGCCCTTTTTTTAATTTAATACTTCTTCCGTGTTCGGGAAAACATAATTCACCACCTTGATAATCCCCATTTAGAGCTACGATAATGCTAATATTTCTCAATTCCGATGCGGGACATTTTCCATCCTTATCGATTTGTTTACCGAGTAATACACCGTCTTTGTGTAATCGCGTCGCACCTGTAATTTTACGCAAGGTTGGTGTCGTGAACCCACCCATCTCTATGTCATATGTTTCTTTAAAGTTTTTACACAGTTTAAGTATCCTTTCAAACATAAGGTCGGTCACTTTTTTCTTATCATCTGGATCCGATAATTCTACTATATTGACACTATCGGCTACAACGTTTGCCCGTGGTCCATATTTCTCACGCCCTTTAACTGCATATGTGTTTGTTATATTTATGAAATACTTGCATTCCTTTTCAGTAAGAACATCATCGAATAGAAATATACCATCTTTTGGATATTTCGATTCCATTAAAGTAATATTGATTATTTTTTTTATATATGGTTATGATAAGATGATACTCACTATACTTCTACTTATCATAAACGTGATTATACTCATGAATATACAGGAACCCGAGAGATTATCTGAAGTTCGTGAAAAATACAGGACACTCAGAGAACACCTTAAGCAAACAAATAACGAAGAATTCAAAATGTTATGTAAAGAAATTCCAATTACCGCACACAGGCGTATGAACGGGTCTATAGGGTATAATGTGAGTAAAGGTAGTGATATAGGTTTGTGTATCGATGGTGAACCTAATGAAATATTCCATGTTTTAATACACGAACTCGCACACTGTACTGTAGATGAGTATTCACATAGTAAAGACTTCTGGAAAAAATTTGATGAACTCAGAACGATATGCGTTTCTTTAGGGATATACCGGGAAATACCACAAAGAACTGAATTTTGTGGTAAACACATCCAGGATAAATAATGTTTGGTATTAATAAAATGCAATCGTTCGGTGATTTAATGAAAGCGTATTTATTACTGAATACTTTACTCGCATCTTCGAGTGCCCCCCTACTTTTAAACAATAAATGGTTAAACATGTTTATAATCATGGTCGTTACACCATTAGTCATTACCGCGTTACCACGTGGTGGTGATATATTTGGGCGTTTAGCTATAGATGCACCATTTTTGATGGTTTCAACTTTACTAGGTATGGGTATGGTTGCAGGTGTTTCACAAATAAACAAAAGGTTCGAAAAAGATTTTAGAGATTATGGTAAAACTACGAAGAGTACTGGTACTGTTTTAGGACTTCGCGCAGTTGGTTTACTGTTCGGATTTCTCGTTTCCTATTTTATTTTTGGAAAAAGAATGTATAAACACTATAATGCCCCTTTATATTAAGCATATCTTCTCGCAAGGTAAAAGGCAATCGCCGCGACCATACCGGTCGACGCTAAGCCGATTGCACTTCGATTTCCCTGGTCGTTCAAAAACGATGGGACGAAGTTTGCGAGTTTTTCTTGAACTGGCTTACTAATTGCCGCCGCAGCACATACAGCTACAATAAGTGCTTGGAACTGGTCATCAGTAAGGTTGAATGGATTTTTAGATTCTGATTTTTTTTCATTTGTATTTTGTCCTACTGGTTGTTGTTGTTGCGCCATCATCATTGGAGCTTGCATATGCATTTGCGTCATTCTTGGATCGGCGCCCATCATTGGTGGTTCGAGTGGTTCCTCGGCTTGACCCATAATATCGGAAATTGAAGTAGAGTCCATCGTCTGTTTATTTTCACTCACATTTTTTTCGGGGGGGATATTCGGCACGAAAGATGTCCCTTGATTATTATTTAGAGATACCATACCGTCGCCATTGTCTGAAAGATTCATCGTTCTAACGTCTGTCGCCATTTATATGTACATAGTTTTTTGGTTTTAAATGATTACGCATTATTGTCCTGAAGAGTGTAGTTTGGATACAAACACCCAAATGTTTTTATGATTCTGGGTAAATCGTTTAATTTATCGTAATCACACATATCATTATCTATATAAACAGTTTTAGTATGATGACATATATCAATTATAACACGGTACCCATCATCACTATCATCTGGTTTAAATTCATTATAAGCTGGATACACTACAGTGTTAGCATTTTTTATAGGTGTATACATTCGTTTAACAATTGATCTTATCATTTTCTTTTCGTTACTTTAAATGGTGTATTCTTTTTAACTGAATTTGGGTCTCCCACTTTCACGTTTCCATGTTTCGGGTTAAACATCTTTTTATGTGTCTGCCAGTACTCTGGTGCACCGACTCGGAAATTTTTACGAAGTGTTGCTTTATACCAAAAGACACAATCTTCTATTTTATTACTTTTAGAAGTATTATCCAATACCAAACATTCGTAATTTTCCGTACACGAATCCATAACCTTATTAAACATCTCAAAGGATGGAAAAATACCAAAAAAGTTTTTAAACAATTTTTCCCTATTTTGAATAATATTTTCACGTAAAATGAAAATATAATCTATATTTGCCCTGAGTGCGGGTGGTAAATCCATACAGTACTGCATGGTTAACATGAAAAATATCTTCCAATGACGACCATTCATAAAACATTGACGAATACATGTATCTTTCATAAACTTAGAATCATACATACAGTCATCTAAAAGAAGAAAGGCTCCACAATTTTTTTTACCCGCACCAACTAATCTCTTTTGTCTATCCATTACACGTTCAATAGCTTCTCTGTCGTAATCACCATATATGAATAAATCTGGTATATACTGTTGATAATAATGATTACCTTCTTCTGTTGCTGATAAAACTATACCCGCTGGTAAATGTTTTTTATGGTACAGAATATCAGTAACAAGGGTTGATTTACCCGTATTACGTTTACCTATAAAAACACATACTTTATCATCCGCCATGTTTTCAGGTTTAAATTTTCTCAACTGAAGATTCATCTATAATATCGTGTCGTTTTATTTCATAAAATTTTACTCACGTAAAGTAAGAATGGCTGGTCGATTAAACCTTGCTATCACGGGTATCCAGGACCAATGGCTTACTGGGGAACCCGAGTTTTCGTATTTCCTGATGAATTTTAAACGTCATACTAAGTTTTCAATTGAATCTATCGAAACACCTTTTGATGGTGATGTTGATTACGATGCAACTGTAGAGTGTCGTATACCCAAAAACAAAGGGGATCTTATCCGAAGTATGATGCTTAAATTTACTTTACCGCAACCATCTGGTACGGAATCGTCTGGATACGATATAAGATACATAAAATCTATAGGTGCACGTATTATAGAGTATGCAGACCTTTTCATTGGTGGTCAAACTATTGAACGTGTAACGGGTGATTATATCTACATGTATGATCAGATACACAATAACAAAGACGATATAGACCAAACGCTTTATTTCTTAACGGGACACGATAATTACATAGACGTAGCGTACGATTGGGATTATAACGTCCTTTTACCGTTCTATTTTTTTAGACACCCGAGTTTAGCTATACCCGTATGCGCACTCACAAAACAACTCGTTGAAGTACGTATAAAATTTAAAAAACTTGAAGATGTTATTATTCAGTATAAAACTGCTACGGATATCATCGATCCACCTTCAGACGTTTCATCATCAATTAAAAAAGTATCACTCGTCACCGATTTCTTTTTCGTCACGGAAGATGAAAGGAATTTCTTACTTACACGCCCCATAGAATACGTTATAACCCAACTCCAAATGTCTCAATTTAAATTTAAACCGGGTGAATCTAAAAAATCTGGTATGCTTAACTTTAAAAACCCTGTCAAAGAGATGTTTTTTTTGGCTGTTAGTGATGATGTATACAAATACGAACCAATAAAACAAGTTACCATGAAATTTAACAATAACATAATCATAGACGCTGATAATTTAATGCTCAGTTACGAACAACCATTAAAGTATTATACGGGGGTAACAGGTAATAATTTTGGTGTCTATAGTTTTTCTTTGAAACCAGAAACGTATTACCCTACCGGTCAAGTTAACATGAGTAGAATAGCACATAATTTGATAGATATTGAACTCGATACACCAGACGCGAGTTTCGGACACAAAGTTTACGTGTACGCTGTAAACTATAACGTTTTACGTATAAGTAGCGGTCTCGGGGGTTTAAAATTTTAGTCAGTTATACTAGTAATGGCTGGTCGTGTTCAATTAGAAACATCTGGCCCACAGGACGCTTTTTTTACAGACGACCCCGAATATACATATTTCATAAAGAATTTTCAAAAACATACAAACTTTGCACCATTCTTTGTTGATTTAGACGTTGAAGGTGAAGTAGAATTTGGGAACACTATTCGGTGTACCATACCACAAAACCAAGGTGATCTTCTCAAAACCGTAAGTTTGAAAGTTGAATTGGGTGCTATAGATCAAAGTCTTAAGAGTTATATAACAAATGGAACAGGTATAGGGTATAATGAATCAATAGGTCACCACATGATTGAACATGTGGAATTATTAATAGGTGGTAAAATTATTCAAAGACTTACGAGTGATTTTATACACATTTATTCTGAACAATACATAACACAAACAAAGCAACACAACCTAGATAAACTTATTGGTAAACCACCTTTAGAACTTTCTGGATCTGAGGCCATGTCATCTACTTTGGGTCATTATCTCGGTAATGCTACATCCGATACAAAGTATTTCATCGATATACCCTTTTATTTTTATAATAACCCTGAACTTGCTATACCACTCTGTGCTATAACAGATCAGGAAATTGAAATTGTTATAAAACTTCGTGACGTTGATCAATGTATTCATGCAACAAGAACCGGAGTTGCTCATGAAAATTACATACATTATACCGGTTTAAAACCTAAAAACTTGATAAAAAGTTTAAAAATAAACGTTGAAATGGTTTCCTTAGACGAAGAAGAAAAACAGATGTTATTGGGTAAAAAAATAGATTATATCATTACACAAGTTCAGGAAAGTACAAAACAAATTCCACAAAGTCCTAATATCGATCCAGTTGTTGTAAAACATAAACTTAATTTTAAAAACCCAATTAAGGAACTTTACTTTATAATACAGGAAATTAGAAATAGTGCAGTTAGTTTACACTTCGTAACTCATCTTAATTACGATCACGATTCCCAGATATTAGATAGCGAATATA